GGCCTTAAAGGTCACCTAAAAGAAAACGTAGCACAGTTGTATGAAAACCAAGCTTCTTTCTTGATTAACGAAGCAACTTCTGAAGGTTCTAACGGAGCATTCGAAACAGTTGTTTTCCCTATCGTAAGAAGAGTTTTCTCTAAATTGTTGGCTAACGATATCGTTTCTGTACAAGCAATGAACTTACCAATTGGTAAATTGTTCTTCTTTGTACCTCGTATCCAAGGATACACAAGTGCATCTGACGCAAATGGTGGAACACACTTCGCACCAATTGGAGCACCTAACGGACCAACTGCAGATGAAAACGCAGGATATCCAGGTGGATCAGAAGGTAACGCTTACGCTAAAAACCTTTACGATTTATTCTACGAAGGTGGTGAAGCAGCTTTAGATCCTCCAGGATTGTTTGATTACTCTAAAGGTCAATGGACTGCAGTTACTGCAGATACAACTGTACAAATTTGGAGTCCAACAACTGGTCAATTAGAGGACGCAGGTGATAATAACCCATTGTATACTGCAACAACAGGTACAAGAAAAGTTATTATCAGTCTATGTGACTTTAACAGAGCTGGTGAAGGTAAATTAATCGGACCTGATGGTAACGAGATAGATACTGAAACTTTCTTATCTGACCTTAAAATCATTGCTGATACAGGTTTAACTGCATCTGAAACATCACCTTGTACTTTAGGTACTGGTCCATTATTGTTTAGAGTTGTTACTCAAATCTACGGTAAAGGAATTGTTAAATATGGTCAACAAACACAAACTGTTTTCCCAAGTTCTTCAAATAGTACAGGTGGAAACGGTGGTTCTTTCTATGACATATGTGACTCAGAAGGTTGTATATATTTAGAAGTTGACTTATCTTGTCCTGTATGTGCTACTTGTGGTACTACATTAGACGGATACACAGGAACAACTTTAACGGCAATTGACGAAGTAGGATCTTTCACTGCGGTTTACAGAAGATACAAAAACTTAGAGTTTGAAGATAAAATCGGTGAGGTTTCTTTCGATTTAGAATCAGTAACTGTTTCTGTAACTGAAAGAAAACTAAGAGCACAATGGTCTCCTGAGTTAGCTCAAGACGTTGCAGCATTCCATAACATCGACGCTGAAGCTGAGTTAACTGCATTGTTATCTGAGCAAGTTGCAGCTGAGATTGACCGTGAGATCTTACGTGACTTGAGAAAAGGAGCGGCTTGGAACTTACGTTGGGATTACAACGGATGGAGAAGATTGTCTTTAACTACATCTTACACTCAAAAAGACTGGAATCAAACTTTGATTACTGCGATTAACCAATTGTCAGCACAAATCCACAAATCAACCTTGAGAGGTGGAGCTAACTGGATCGTAGTTTCTTCTGAGATTTCAGCTATCTTTGATGACTTAGAATACTTCCACGTATCTAACGCATCTCCTGAGCAAGATCAGTATAACATGGGTATTGAAAGAGTTGGTACTCTTGCAGGACGTTACCAAGTTTACCGTGACCCTTACTTCCCAGCTAACACAGTGTTAGTAGGACACAAAGGAACATCATTGTTAGACACAGGTTACATCTACGCACCGTATGTACCACTTCAATTAACTCCAACTATGTACAATCCGTTCAACTTTACACCGATAAAAGGTATTATGACCCGTTACGCAAAAAAGATGGTGAATAATAGATTTTACGGCAGAATTACTGTTGATGGTGTTCGTACATTCGATTTAAGAGAATTGAGATAATCAATTAAAACAGAATAAGAAAAAGGGGACAAGAAATTGTCTCCTTTTTTATTTATCATCAGTTTGGTTAGGTTCTTCCACCTTTGACAACACTCTAATTGCCTTTGATATTACTTCAGTTTCACCGATAGTGAACGCACCACGTTTATAAGATGCCTTAACCGACTCAATTAAATAATATAATGCATGATCTTTATTCATGGTTATAAGAATTGCATCTAAGTGTTGTTCACTTAATATATTAATGGTACCAAATAAGTTACCAAATAATTCATTTTCCCGTTCTTCCATTTTACTTTATGTTGATATTTATAATAGTAGACAAATTATGGATTTAAATCAAATAATAAATAAAGTTTTATCTGAAGCAACTTCAGATGGTGGTGGTAGGGGATCATATGTTGCACCACTGCAATTGGGTGTTAGAAAATTTAAAACTACCCAAAATGGTCCGTTTACTAAACCTGTTTCAAAATACGATAGTCCTATGTTAGAGTTTGATAGTTATGACGGATCAATGGACGAGACAAAAAAACAAATCAAAAAAATAGAATCTAAGGCTAAAAAAACCACCAACTATATTAAAAAACATCCAAATTCAACATTTAGTGATGATGATGGTAATAATATTAATCCTACGCCAGGTAAAAAATCAAAAATAGTTCCCGTAAATGAATGGGTTGAAATAACTGAGTCTAGTACAAGTGTAACCGCAGGTGAATATAGTGGACCTATGGAAATAGGATTAAAAAAATGGAGTAAAAGTGAGTTAGGTCCTTTTTATGAATTTTTAGATCATAAAATAAACGACATTGCAATTAAAAAAAGTTTAAAAAATAATTTAAAAAGAATTGTTGGTGTTTGGGAAAAAGGTAAAGACGGGACACATAATGTTAAAACACATGATGCTCACACAATCAATGAGGATTTAGGAGTTTGGTTTGGAACAAAGAAGAAACCAAAAGGATCTAAACAACCAAAGGGACCTTGGGTTAACATTTGCAAGAAAGTTGATGGTAAGCATCCACCGTGTGGTAGACATGATGCCACAGACAAGGCATATCCAAAATGTAGAGCGTCAGGAGTTGCGGGTAAAATGTCCGATTCGGAAAAAAGAAATGCTTGTCAACAAAAAAGAAATGCTGAAAAGAAAGATACTCAGACAGGTAAAGGTCAAAAACCTGTTATGACACATTACGAACCAAAAAATGAATCAACGGTGAAAAAAACAATTAAATTAACTGAAAACGATTTAATCAGAATTGTAAAAAAAGTTTTAGTTAATTAATTTTTTCTAAAATTGTTGAAAGTGAGTGAATTATCTGAGATTTTATTTCAGTTTCGTATTCTTGACGTATTTTCTCTGTTTTAGAATCAAATAGTTGTGTTAATCTAATCCAATCTGTTTGTTGAAGAACTACATCGTAGTGGTACACGTGATTAGTTATTGCCACACGTCTCTCATCCATTACCACGAACAATCCTAACTTAGAGTTTTTAATATATCTTTTATAAGACAATGGTGCAATTAAAAACTTAGAGTCGGGGTGGTTGATTAACTTACGACATATTGCCGTACAAATTTTTTCATTATCTTCTGAACTTTTTACGTTTTTGTAAAAACTATTTCTATACCATAACATTGCTTTAACGTATAGTCGTTTCATAAGTCTTTTAAATAATTTTTTCATTTGTTTGTATTTTTACTTTGTTTTTGTTCTTAAGTACAAAGATATGCAAATTTTCGGTAAAAAAAAATAACCCCATTAAAAAATGAGGTTATTTTGAATATTTCTTTGGTATTAATTAACAATAAGGGGCCGAACACCTTTTTTTACCATCTAAACCTGGTTTTGTACCCTTACATACCTGAACGGCATAACCATTGGCGTAGGCACTTGGGTAAACATCAAATTTAGATTTTGCGGCTGATTTACCACGAGCACAAAGTTTAGTACCTGTTTTCTTTCTACCTTCTGCCATGACCATATCCTTATCATCTATATTCATAGACATTTCCATACCGTCTTTTTTACTTTCATTCATCAGGAAATCAAATACTTGATCCATATTGTTTTTAGCTTCAGATACATGATCTTGTGCCCAATCATGTCCATTATCTAAAATAGATTCAATCATACTCTCATCTAAATCTAATAAAAGATCACATTGTCTTCTAATTTGTTGTAAATTAGAGAAGAACATATATCGCTCACCTTTTTGTTCATTAAGGACTCTTTTTACCAAATTGGTAACGTCCGATTCATTTAATCTTATTATTCTTTTCATTATATTAATTATTTAATCCATTAACACCACCTAGTGTGACCATATCTAATTGAGTTACTGGCGTACCATACCCATCAGTATAAACAGGATGAGGTACAGTATTTGTATAATAAAATGCGTTACCATTATTAACGTCTGATAAACAAGTATAACAAATTACCGTTTCAGTATTTGCACTTCTTGGTATGTTAATAATACATTCATTACAATTATCATATTGGGTGATTGCTGAATATGTTGTTACTTCTGCGGTGCCAGATATTACGGTACCACAAATAGTTTCCCCTGTTAGCCCATCACTAAATGAATAAGTTTCTCCTGATGCGGGTTCAAACCTTCCGTCAAACCCAACTATAAATTCATCCAATGATGAACATTGTTTTAATATAAAATTTGCCATATCTTTATTTAATAAATATCTTTATTTTTTATTTACGATCTGAAATTTAATTTGTCTTTTATAAGTATTCACTTCTCCACTAGAAATGACTTTTAAATCTATATAATATTCATTTGGAATCTTATCCCTTGTATCAAATATAAAATAGTACTCATTTGGAGTTCTATTAAGTTTGGTCCAATCCTGAACTTGAACTTCGGTTTGACCTTCTCTCACATACACTCTATAGTACCCCTCAACTTTCGGTAAAAGTTGATTAACGGTATACGCTTTCTTGATTATAACCCCAACTTTTCTAATGTCTGTGTTTAATATTTTTTCATCTTGTTTAATACCATAATAATCAAAACCATAAACTGAAGGATCATTTGTTGTTGTTCCAATTTGTATTGATTTTTTTAATGGGTAAATTGCAAACTCATTTATTACGTCAGGTAATGAAAAACCATTTAATGAAATGTCAGACCAAGTATCGGTAAAGATACATGGGGTCTTATATCCAAGTAATGGTGGAATTGTTATCTCATATACGCCCTTTGTGACTTGACAAGAAGACATATTTACAAGACCCGGTATTGGAGTTCCCGACTGATCACTAATTGTTACTAAAGGGTTATTATCCAAGTTTTGAAAATCACCATCTTCAAAGATATATAGGTATAATTTATTGATTTTACCCAATGAAAATGAGTTTCTATCATCTTCTATTGAGTCGTCGTAATTAGTCTCTAAGAATGGTTCGTAGAACGTCTGAGTATGTCTTGTAAAAAATCCTACAGAGTAATTACCTGTTGTTCCTGTTAAGTTCTCAACTTGAGGTAAGTAAGCAATACCCCATCCTGTGGTGTTAATTAATGAACCATCTAAAATAGAGTTAATTTCATCTGTCATATCAAACTCTACGTTCTCATCACCAAATTCAAAATGTTGTGTTGCAACAATTTCTAATTGATTATAATTAAATGAACCTGTGTTTGTATTACTATAAACTCCGGGTTGTTGCCAATCTGTTATTGTTGTTGTTGCCGACCAATTTGAAGGTCTATCAGAATAGTTCTTATCACTTGGTATTCCAGTTACTAAATCATAGTAGTCGTAACCAACACCTTCATCCCAATTTTGAGGTTGGTTTTCATTAAAGTTAACATATGGTATTCTGAATAAAATTAAATCAAATGATGTTGCTCTTAATCTACCTTGAGATGTTGAAGTGTTTAATAATTCTTTATCAAAATAACTAGTGTTAGTCATTCTTAAAGTGTGAGTTGTATTTGTATTACAACCTTCACTGATAATACCACTTTGGTATTTTTCTTTTAATAAAGTAAGATCTAAATCAAAGATAAAACGTGTGAATCCAATTGGATTAACAAGACTTCCATCACCATAAAATAATTCGGTGACAGGATTTCTCCCTGAATTAACAAGACTATTAGATATTAGAGTATTATTCCTACTGAAATATGAATTATTTATTGACATTTACGTTTTTAATATAAATATCAATTAATTCTAATATTTTGATTCAGTATTGTATTTTGAGAGTTATTAAGTATTTCTGTGATCTTTTTTGCTGATGGTCCATCAGTTATTGAAGGGTATTCTTGGATTGGTGCAAGACCTGGAAATGCGTGTACGTGGCCTATCATAAATTGAACAATAAGGTTCAATAATGACATTAATTCTTCCCCTCTGACCATTGAATTAGTTTTACCATATATGACATCTGTTAACATATTTTGTTCAATTCCATATAATGTATTTTTTAAATCAATTGGTTCTCCCTTACTTGGTATAACTGATTTATGTGATAACAAATAAAGAAAGTCTCCACCCATTACACCATATGTTGTTGGGTTGGCAACAAATGTGTCATTTGCAACTTCAGTTACCTTCATTTCAAGTTGTTCGCCTAAAACATCTTGTACCCAAACAAGTCCAAAACCATACTCTTTATTTTGTGGAGATAATTTAGTTTTAGTGAAAAAATTTGAGATATTATTAAATTCTGTTATTCCACTTGGAGTATCAATACTTGCACCTAAAAATATTTCAGTATTACTTTTTGTTGGTGTAAAAACAAATGGGAATTGATTTTCTAATTTACTTCCGTCTTGAGATGGGTATGAAAGATATCCATCAATATTTATTTTACCAATGTTAACACCTTTAATAAAATCATTTATTATTGTTAACGCCTGATCAGAAGTTTTACCCGTAAAATTTAGTTCATATAAAGTTGTCCCTTTATAACTATCTAAATCGGAAGTAAGAAAAATTTTATTAGACAATGTTTCAGGTACTGGAATCAAACTATATAATTTTATGCTACCATCAAAAGTTGATCCTGTTGTTGCAAGATTTGTTATTTCCCACTCAACTAAATTTTTAACTTGTCTACTTTCTTTGATGTATTCAGTTACTGTTTTTGGTTCGCCTTTAATTTTTTCTAAAGGAGATGTAGATATTTGTAAAAATGATCTTTTATCATTTGGTACAGGTATATTAAAATCCGCACTTGACGATTTAATAGGATCTAATTTACCTGATCGTATTAAAACGTGGTTTTCTCTTACGACAACATCTGAGGTTCCTCTACCTAAAATGGAATTATCACCTGGTTCAGGATATATCCCATAAACTTTTGGGTCGGTTATTCCTGTTTTACGATCTCTTAACTGATTTGCTTGTTTGAAAAATTCCCCCGATGCCATCATGGACTGAGAATTTGTCCATTCTTCTTTAAAATTATTTTGTGGTCTTGTTATTGGCCCTTGTATATAAAACTTACTGGCATCTAATCTCTCACGTTTATCGTAATAAATTAAGTTAACAAATTCTTTTTCTTTTGGAACTTGATTAATGTAATACGGTAATAATGGTAAAAATATAAATGGATCTTTTTCCGTCCATTTATCGTTTTCTTCATTCCAATCCTCAGGTAAAGAATCCTCATACCTTTCAGATGTTGGTATAACTCTTACTCTACCCAACATCATTGGATCTTTGTTATCGTTTACATAACCCGGAAATAATGTTTTATTTTTGAACCACATTTCTTGATTGATATTCTTTTAATAGTGTATTATATGTTAACTCTAATTTATCCAAATGACTTGTCATTTTAATTAAATTTTCTTTTGTAAGTTCAAAATCTTTTTTTATAAATTCCATAGCCAAAACTAGATCTTTATTAGGTCTAACTTTATGTTCTTTTATTATTTCCACAACTTGTTGTGATTCTACTTTATTATCCATTATTTTATATTTTATTTCCCAAAACAAACAATTGGTGTTGTTAGACCAATAGGTGTTATACTTAGAGGATTTATTGCAATTTGAGATTTACCATTGGCTGCGTTTTCTTCATCTGAACCATCTAATAATGCTTTCATTGACGCTAACATTAAATTAGGACTACCGTCTGGCATAGTTCCTGTTGGTAAACCTAACTCCTCAAAGTTTGCGATTACGTTTAAAAAGGCTCTTTCAGAAGAATAACCACTTAAAAGTCTTGACGTTAACAATAGTGGTAATGGTATATTACCATTAAATCCTTTTGATGCAATATTTAATACATTTAATAAATCGTCTATCACACTTTTACATTCTCTAAAATCTTTAATTAATTTGGCAATTGAAACTAATAATTCAGTTAACGTTAAGATTATATTTAATTTTCTATTATTTAAATTTCTTAACACATCCAAACTAACTAATTGTACTAACGCTAAAATATCTTTTTTGATTATATCAAATAATATTTTAACAAACAATTCTCCTACTTTTGATGCGAATTTAATAAAAAATGATTTAAGGTTTTTTGCAAAATCCATAAATGAACTAACTTTTAAATCCAAACTTTGACCCAATGATTTTGTTGTTATCATTAAAGGTAGAACAACTTTAGGGGATAATACCGTAGATACCATGGCTTTTGGAAATTCTTTAAGAAATGATAAATCAATATTAATTTCCAATGGAAACCATCCTGGATTTTTTGTTAATACGTCTGTTAAATTAGCAGCATCGTTAATACTATTAGAATTGTTTTTACCATCAACAAAAATAAGATTATTTAATGCGTCCGTAATACTATCTGAGTCAACTGGTAATTTAACAGTTTCACATTCCTCAAATTCAACAATACCTAATTTAATATCGGATACTCGTGAATCAATAAATCTTAGATCAATATCTGTAAATTCAAAAAATGATTCATCCACATTATCATTTTCGGATAATTTTGCAATACCTGACACATCAATTTCTTTATTGTTATCAAAACATAACCCTAATATTCTTTGAATAATTAATAATATTTTTTGTAGATCATCTAAATCGGCATTACCATCTCCTTTTTTAATTGAGACCGCACCCGTTAATTGATTCATAAGATTTGCAAAGAAATTAGTCTCATCAAAAAGTTTAATTGTTGTAAAGTAATCTTTTAAAAATTCAGATATTTTATTTGTTGT